TCTCAATCGGGTAGGACGTTTTGGTTCGTCAAAGCCGATCTATTGACTTACACGGTACGCATTCGTGCCTAGCCTCAATCCTGAAAGTGAAAAACCCACCAAGTGTGACAGCACCTGATGGGTCATTCAATGGCTTGCGCCAGTGGGAAAATGAACACCGAATGCTGTCACATTCAAGATGTGGTAAAAATGAATAAAAAAAAGAACATGGTCAAGCAGAAATCTTTGCTTGTTTTCGCAAATTCAATAAAGCCGGAAGAATCTGAAGATTTGTGTGAATGTGATAGCCGCCTTTTGATATTGGAACAATATGATCAACATGATGTTTGATGCCTGTGCATTTTGAGATTCGTAGAGATGCGCTGTAAATCTCTTTAATGATTTCTTTTTGATCACGATGAAGCATTAAAGATGATAATACTTCTCTTGCTCGTCTTTTTGCGTTGTTTGCAAGAACCTTTGGCAGATTTCCATACTTCCATCGCTTAATGCGGGAATTTTCTTTATTTCTGTTTGATTCTCTCCATTGCTGAGAAAGAATTCTCTCGCTTTGTTTTTTTGACAAAAAGCTTTCAGCAGTAATCCATCGTTCCCTATTTTTGCTGTTTTGGTTGTACGACCAAAAAACCATGCCGTCTGCACGCAAATGTCCTCGCTTATATCTTTCTGTCATAAGATTTTACGACTTTGCCGTTGACTCGTAATTGTGTCAACAATATATTTTTAATCGTTGGGGGCAATGAGGGGCGAAATCTGAGGGGAATCACCAATGGTGCGAATCAGACGTAGTAGCGACCTGATCCCCTAACTCCATTTTTTCTTGCCAACTTGTAAGCATTACTTAATAGTTCATCCACGCCTCCTACTCTCAATTAAAGCGACCTGATCAATCGTAAACCCGACTTTTTGGATGTTGAGGGAAAGAGGGTCTGCTAGTGGGCATCACTAGCTGACTCCGACCAAGCTGGATAACGCAGGTTTCTGAAACGCTTGGATAGTTCAATCACCGATTCGTCTAGTGGCAGGATCTCGGAATTAACGAGAGGCGAGTGTTCGATTCACTCATCGGATGATTGAATATTTTTAGACCATTCACGAGTGGTATGTCGTGTTTACCACCAAGGAGTGGTGATTCTAAGAGATTAGAGGGATTATTCTCCGTAGAGTACCAAATTGATGACTTATACATCAAATATATGCCCGATTGGGTATAAAATTGAGATATAACTCAAAGATCATACCCGATAGGGTTTACAAAACCTTGCTATTTATGAGCATTTGTGTAGAGTCATCTAATTTAGATGAAGATTCTTCTAAATAGTTCACTTCGTTATGAGTGAAGTTGCGACTTGCGATATTTTCATTCCCTCATCGGATGATTGAGCATAATTAAAACCCATCTTCGTCAAAAGATGTCCCTGCGTAGCTCATGTCTTCATCATCCATGCCGTCCTCGTCCTTGTCACGATCACGGATTAGATGACGTTCCCAATCACGGATCTCTTGGATGTCCAAGGATTCTGTTTCTTCAGCAAAGGTAAATTCTAATCCAGCCCTTCGCAACATTTCCACAGCATAGGTCAAGGAATCAGCCAAATCGGGGGACTTCTTAATGCGTTGCTTCATCTCAACTTTCTTCTCAACAGAAACCTTCCTGCCTTTGTGTTGATACAACCTAGAACACAACTCATTGATGACTTGCGAGTGGGAATCAAGATCAATGCCAACAAGGGATCTGGTTGACATGGCGGTATGAACAGCAAACCAATACTCAGTAACCAAACGATCATACGCTTCTTTGCAAGTTCTACGATCAAGGTTTGAAATTTTCCTATCAGTAGGCATACCCATAGAAGAAATGGGGAATATGAACATAGCCTCTGGATGATACTTGCTCCATTCAATGATGATTGCTCTCATCATCTTTCCTCCATCACCAGATATATCCAATCCGAAGTTTCTAGGATGGATTCCGTACTCCAAACAATCACGAACAACTTGGATTGCGATACTTTCTTCAAAGACTTCTCCTACAGAACTGCTATATTCTCTGGTTCCAAGGTAGTAACCAAGGCTTCTACCAGCATCGTTAGGCCCAAATCGGCAAAAGCTAGCTGCACATCTATCTCCTCCAGCCGTAAATGCAGGATCAAATCCACAAACAACTTGTGTTTTGCCACTCCATACTGGTTGCCAACCAATATCACACGCTTGAATGAACTGTTTTGAGAAAATTGTAAGCTCGACAGAGGAATCGGGCCACCATCCGTAGACATTTCGCCAGTATTCTAGGGCATTCTTGTTGCCATAGCATCGTTTAAGCGTAGCCGCCTCACCTTCTACAGTCAAAAACCTATCAAAAGGTGGTATTTCTGCATCTGGAACTTGGAAGTTTGGGCTATCTTCACCAGAAAGGTGCAACGCAACGCCTGTACGAGTCTTCCATTTCTTGGTGTAGCGGTTTACGGCATCCCATTCCATAGGATCATCTGGTTGGCATAGCTCCGTATGGGGATTGTTGGCAGTATTAGAAGGATTTGCCATACCCCCAAAGATGAAGTCAGGATTAGCTCCAAGGTTTACACGAGTATCCAGAGCGTAGAGATCCATTTCAGCCAACTCGTCAAGAAATAGACGCATCCTAGCGTTCTTACGACCCCTTGTGTTCTCAACCGATCGCTTTCCTTCTCCACCACGAGGAAAAGCCAATGCTTTGATGGCATTTGTGTAATCTCGTTCACTATCACGAGTATCAATAGACTCAAATACAATCATTCTGCGATATTCCACAAGATTTCCAATAGAAGCATCCTTTCCATGTGCAGCTTGGATATTCCTCATAGCAATGCGGTAAAGAGTGCATACTTTACCCCATAGACGATCCTCTGAGGCATCTAATGAGGTAGAGGCAACATATGTAGAGGTATAATCTGGAGCGCAAAGCCAATCCACAACGATACAAGCAGCTACAGAAAAGGTTTTTCCGCTAGATGCACATCCTGCAATACCCCAATCGTTCTCATTACAGAACAAATCAATGATGTCTAAAGCGTAATTGTTGGGTATTCCTTGGGATTGAAGCAATACCTCGTTGCCATAAATCAATTGGAAGGCATTAACCATGTGTTGAGCAGGAGTAATCAATCCGCATTCATCCATTTTGATGCCCATCTTAATTCTCTCACGCCGACCAAATTCACCACGAGTAAGACGATACGCTACTAGCTCACGAACAAACTGAGGAGAGTTTTCTAAAAACGAAAGCCCATATGTTGTGTCCTGTGGTTGCTCTAAACTCAATCCCTTGTAAGTCATGTCTAAAAAGATTGACAAAATTTCTACAAGAAGGCAAGTAAGAGACGCAACCTATGAGATTAAAAGACCGCAACGGCCCAATACCCGGAGGACTCTGGTATCAATATAGCGACGATAAGGGTAGTACTTATCGTGTTAATGGAATGGACATACCACTTGGTACGCAATTTGCAAATCGTGTGGAAAGCGACATGAAAGTAAATAATGTTTCTGTTCCAGATAATTTAGTTTACTTGATTGAACAACAACTATGCAGTAGGATCGGAAGTCAATACTGCTGGCAAGAAGCAGGAGACAAGGTTGCAAACATAATTCATTCGTTTGCCAATCTTGGAGATCGTGTTGCGGCTAGTCTTGGGGTTAATACTAACCTTGAGCAAGCAGCAAAAGGTTGCTCCGCTTGCAAAAAACGCAGACAAGTAATGAATCAGGCACTAGGCTAAAATGGCAAAATCTAAAAAACCAGTTCAAGCAGAAGGAGTCTCTACATGGGGATTCAATAACGTTAATTCTAATGGCGTCGCTCCATCAAGCAGGGTTAGAGATGCCAATTCAGCTTTTACAATTTGTTGGAACTTGCGTCTTGATAACGCTGGTCGTGAACGCAAGTGGGGTCGCATCTACAAATGCTACAAAGGATTCCCTCCAACTGATTATAGTCAAGTAGCTTCTCGTCAACTTTCTGGAATGAGCAACGTGCCATTCCGTCAAATGAAGTTTATTGTTGATAACCAAAAGTCTTCGTTTGTTGACATGGTGATGGAGCGAAATACAGCCGCCAATATCACTACAAAACTTGGCAATCCCACAGAAAAGAAAGAATGGAGCGATTTAATCAGTATTGGGTTTGATCGTATGCTTCGTTCATGGAACAGCTACAATTATAACGTAGAACTAGACGTTGAAGAAATGACCCTTTATGGAAAAGGGTTTGAAATTGCTGAAGATCGTGATGGATGGCCGACAAAGAGCTTCCATAACTCTAATGTTCTAATTCCAGACAAGACATTTGCTGATCTTACAAACTTAGGAGAGATTTGTATTAAGCGTTCATATACTCCCCTTGAGTTCTGGATGAAGATTACTGGTGGTGAAGAAGATCCAGAGAAAGCAAGAGCATATGCTACTGATATGGGGTGGAACTTTTGGGCTTGCGTGGATGCACTTCGAATGTTCACTACCAATTATCGCAATACATACACAAATACTGAATGGTTGCGTGATGTTGCTAGTGGAAACTTGAATCTATCTCGTCTTTACACCCTTCGTATTGAGCTTTATGAGCTTTATATTATGGAGTTTAACGGAAGCATTTCAAAAATGCTCTTGCTTCAAAATTATGGTGGCCTTGTTCTAGGATACAAAGAAAATGGACGCAAAGACCTTACGGAAGAAGAGTATCGGAACCAAACAGGTTTTCTTTACTATCGCAAAGATTGGGTAGAAAAAGATGGCGATGGTTGGGCGGATATTATTGCTCCAATGTGTGATTCTACAGGAAGTGGAATCTGGCATGAGATTCAAGGACTAGCCGAATCCGTGTTTATACAATGTAGAGCCTACGATATTCACATGAATCGTGCATTTGATGCGATGGATTGGAGTACCAGACTTATGCTTAAAGGTGGAACCGCTGAATCTACCAAAAAGCTAAAGCAAATGGAGTGGCAACCTTGGATGATTCTTCCCCAAGACGTTGAACCAGCACAAGTAAGCCTTAGTGTTCCTCTTAATGAATTGTTTGCAGGAATGCAGTATTACCAAGCCGATATGTACCGTGGAATTGGTGCATACAATATTAGTCAAACCACAAAGGGTGGCAAACAAAGGACAAAAGGTGAGGCTGAACTAGATGCCGCCGAATCTGCCAAACTGCAAGGCACTCAAATCCGTAGGTTTAACGATAACCAGACTCGTTGGCTAAGATTGCTCTACAAACGCATGAGCAATACCACAAAGGGTGGCAATGGATACAAGCTCAAAGAGCAATTCATGGATTTCATGGAGGAAAATGGAGTTCCAAAAGAAGCGTGGAAGTGGGAGAACATTGAGAATCTTGAAAGTAATATGCTTGCTGGTTCTGGTAGCCCATCTTACAAGCTCATGGCGGCTCAACAAACCGTTTCACTTACTGGAATGACTCCAATGAATGAGGGTCAAGCAAATGCCATCACGGATGCAATCGCAGCACTTAATGGAAGGCAGAATGTTAATCGTTACTTCCAGAAGACCAAGGTTGATATTCCTGATGAGCGTGGAATTATTTCAATGGAGAATATTGGAATGACTGATCCAAGGGGAAATACAGCAAACTTCATGGTGTATCCAGATCAAAACCACGTTGAGCATTTCAAGGGTCACATCCAAGATGCAATGGCTTCAATGCAGGAGGCTCAACAGGTTATTCAATCTACAGGAAACAATCCTAATGCAAGGAACAGTCAAGAAACGCAAGGTTCCGTAGATGATGAAACCTTCAATCTTCTTCGTGATATTTATGCGTGTTTGATGAGATTTAAAGGCCCACATCTTATTGCTCATCTTCAATTTATTGAAAAAGACCCTTCCAAGAAAGCTTTGGCTAAAGAATTTGCACAAATGATGCAACAACTTCAGCGTGGAGTTGATGAACTTGGTAGTCAAGTTGGTCAAATGGCTCAAGCCAAGATGGAGCAACAGAGTCAAGCTCAGGGTCAGCAAGATCCAGAAACAATGAAGCTACAGGCGATGGTTGCTAAAGAAGCAATCCAAGCAAATGCACTTCAGAAGAAAGAGGATATTAAACTTGCAGCCTTGGCTACAAAAGCTCAACTTCGTGAGGCAAGCCAAATGGAGAGAACCGCCACGGATCTTGCAACCAAGAGGGCAAAAGCTGCTAATGAAATACAGATTCGTAGAGCCAAAGCCGCAAATGATGCAACGATTCTTCAAAAAGAAAGCAATGCAGAAATGCAAATGCAACCTCAAGAAATGATGGCGCAAGAAAGCCCCATGCAAGCTCAAGAGCCAGTAACACAAAGCAACCCGCAATTAGCAGAATAAAATGGCCGATATAAATACATCGAACCTAGCAGCCGCAATAATTAACGACAAACGATACAGCGAACTTAAAACATCAGTGTACGAGGATCTTGTTAAACATGATCACGCTACTGTTGTTGCTGTATTTCGTACATTGCAGGATTACGCTGAAGAAGCAAAAGAAAACTCTTTTAATGCAGTAGAAAAGACACAATTAACTGCAACAAAAGCTATTAACCATGATTTGGAGTTTGATCCAGATATGAATGATGTCCTTACAGAAGAAGAACTTAATCTCCGCAAGTAACCACAAACAACCACACAAATATGTCTGAAACAGTCCTAGCAGATCCAACACAAAACCCCAATCTTACCGCCGCATCTATTGCAGATAAAGCCGCAAGAGATGCCGCTGTAAAGCAAGCAGATAACTTTTTTAAGGCAGACATTAAAGAAGCACCAAAGGGTAATCCATCTGATCTTTTCAAGAAGATTGCAGAGAAACTGAATCAAGACTCCTCACAATTTCAAGATAAGATTGATGAGGAAAAGCAAAATAGGCGTGATGCTGAAGAGAATAGGCCAGAGCCTGACATTAAAGCCTCATCTGTGGATGATGAAAAAAAGGGTGGGTATATCAAGTCTTTGAAGCAAACCAATGAGCAGCTTGCCAAAGAAGCCGCCGAACTCAAGGCTCGTGTTGAAAAGATTCCAGAGTACGAGAAGGAAATTGAAAAACTTCGTTCTAATATTGATGACAGTAAGAGCAAGAAAGAGATTGAAAGTATTCGTAAAGAGCTAGAACAAGCACTTAAAGATAAACAGGAGCGTGAAGAAGCATTGACTAGCGATCTTGAAAAGCTACGCCAAGCAAACGCCCTATTGAATCTTCCAGCGGATGAGGGATTCCAAGCTAGTTATGATGCGCCAATCATTAATGGATACAATCAAGTAAAGATGATTGTTGGAGACGATCAAACTGCTCTTACGGAGTTTGAAAAAGCAGTTTCCGCTTACGAAAGGTCACTTCAAACTCAAGATTTAAATGAAAAATCAAGGCAAAGTGAAATTTCCAAACAGACTCTTAATGCAATCTACGAGAGCCTTTCGCCTATGGAACAGGCTAAGTTTCAGAATACAGCTTATGATGTTTTGGCTAAAATTGAGTCTAGGAATCAAGCCTTGATCAACTGGCAGACAACTAAAGCACAACTTGATGAGGAAAAAATTCGTCGTGCCACACTAAACAAGTCTCAAATTGGGAAGCGTTGGCAAGATGCGTATCTATCAGCAAAACAAGCTATGGATGATGCCGTAAAATATCCAGAAGAAGTAGCAAAGATTATTTCCTCACAGCAAATTGATGATGATACTACTGAAGATGAAATGATTGCTGAAGCCGCATTGCGTGAGAACAGCAGCTATTCACCAGAAGCAATTACACGAGTCCTTCAACAAGGAGCAAAGTATAAAAAGCAAAAGGCTTATACATTTGCACTTGAGAAACAAGTTTCTGAGCTTAATGAAACTATTAAGAAAATGCGTGGATCTGGAACATCTGATGGCAACATTGGATCTTCATCTTCTGGCAAAGCAAATGAAGTGGAGGAGAAGACTCCAGCTAGTTTGTTTGCAAAATTTCGTAATAGATAAATAAATATGTTGACGGACTATTAGGAAACCCCTAATAGTTCGTTGTCAGTAAAACTCTGGATTAGTTGGTTTGACTAGCCAACTGTTCTCGGTGGAAGCAACGAGTGGGATAGCGACCCACATTAAATAATAAGCGGGTTGCCAAACTGGAGAATAGTGGGGTGGTTAAAACAACAGCGATGGTTGCCAGATCGCAAACCTAAAACACAATAACCGTGTTCCAAGGGGAGCGATCCTTTTGGGATACATTAACAAAACCCAAAAATCTAAAATATTATGGCACAGAATGGTATTACATTCTCATCCTGCCAAGACGTGGACACCCTGTTCCGTGAGGCTAGGACTTACTACAACCCCTTCTTTATTAAGAAGATGGCGATCAACAGTATTTACTATGGTCGTCTTGAAACCGAGACTTGGCCTTTGAATACCCTCCCTACGATGAAGGCTTTCCGCTTTGGTCGTGGATGGTACAACCCTGATCAGCCTTGGCAAGAGGTTCAGTCTGGTCGTTGCGTTCAGAACGCAGACGATTTCCAGTTTGAAACGATTGCTCACCCCGGAACCGAGAGCTACAGCTTCAGCCTTTTCACGAAGGCAATGCGTACCGATTGGTATCAGCTTACCGATTTCATGTATCGTCTGTTCCCACAGGAAGAGATGGATCACATCATGGCAACCAATGTCAACATCACCAAGAACGTCCATGAGGAGTTCGCTCGTTCCAACTGGATCGGTGGTGCTGGTCACAAGTGGGTTCCAATCAGCAATGGTCAGAGCCTTGTATCTTGTGTTGCTGAAGATGATCAGATGTTCATTGTTCAGCCTTTTGAAGGCACGAACGAGGGAAGCTACAACATGGGTTATGTCTATGTTAAGCTCCCCGCTTCACAGCTTGACAACATCGGTCTTCTCTCGCTTGACACCCTTGATGACATCCTCATCAACCTCCAGCGTGAGGATGATGCTTATCGTCTCGACGTGAGCGAGGCCGCTGGTCGCCCTCTCCTTGAGGTGATCGTTCCAGATGCTCGTGTCCTTCGTCAACTCTGGCAGTATGCCAAGCAGTCTGGTGGATGGTGGGAGAGCGTTAGTGATTTTGATGACAAGCAGCTTCAATACTCTCTTGGTATTGATCGTGTCATCGGAAACTACGCTTTCTGCAACGACATCAACGGTGTTCGCCTGTCGGTTGATTGGACGTACAATGCGTCTCTTCCAACCTTTAGTGCTAATAATCCTTCGACTTGGCCTCGTCTGGTTCGTGTTCTTCCATACTATCCCGTCACTACGGAGCTTGGTTGCAAATACGTCCAGAATCCAGCGTTCGCTAATGCAGACTTTGGTATCACCAACCCTTGGGTAAACAAGGCAATGATCAAGTGGATCAGCCCTTCCCAAAGCGGTCTCGGTGAAGCCCAAGGCATGACGCAGAACTATGCTGGTGATTGGGAGTGGAAGAACCCTGATTGGGAGTGCAACATCAAGCGCGACCAAGGTTTCTTCTGGAACCAGTTCCGTATGGGTATGCAGTTCCAAGATCCTACGCTGATGCACTCGATCCTTCACAGGCTCAACACCAGCCGTCTGATCATCCCTGCTCCTTGCACCCTCGCCCCGAACTATACGCCGCAATACACCCCTGATTGCTACGTTTGTTCCAGCGTGGTTAGCCAGCCGATCTAATCGGATAAACGAATAATTCGATGAACCCATCTAATTACGCTCCATCGGATGTTCTCAACGCCCCCGCCCTGCTTTATGCAGGGACGGGGCAACCGTTGACTCCGTATTTCCAATCGGTTGCAAGCGGTTCTAGCTTCTCTATTCCTGTAAGTGCGATCACTTGGTCGATTACTGCTCCAGCAGGAAGCAATGCTACGGTAAATGGCGTTGCTTATACTGGTGTGTTTAGCATCAATGGTAGCGGCCCGTTGTACACAGCCATCACGGTTGCGGCAACTGCTGGTACTGTTCTTGTGAGCTATACCCTTAACAACGTTGTTTACAACACCCCCGGCTACTACTAAAACTTAACTAAAATAAAATATGTCCACTCCTCGACCCACCCCTAACAACCTGACTGTTGTCCGTTTCGGCCCTCTGTCGGTTGATTTCACTAAAACTGGAACCTACACTCTTGGTCAGCTTCAGCTTGACTCTGAGACGTTTATTCCTACCGCTTCGTTTGTGGTTTACACCAACGCCGCTGGAACCAATGGCACACAAGCCGTTGTTGCCATCGACAATGGAACCACAGGCCAGAATATTGCAACTGGAACGCTTCCTGCGACTCCTGTTGTTGCAATCAATGGTACTGGCGACCTCTCCCAAACCGTTCTGACCCCTGCGACGAATGGTTATGTGCTTGGTCAAGTTCCTGTTTCCACTACCGATCCTAGCAATGGAGCCGCCGCAACTCAGACCGTTCGCGTGAATGTTACGACTGCCGCTATCCCTGCTCTGGCTACCACCAATCGTGCCACCGCAAACAACATCAGCACCCTTACGGTTGCTAGTGTTCCTTCGTGGATCATCGCTGGCGCAACGGTTACGGTTAAGTCTGTTGGCAATGCCGCTTATAATGGTACTGTTACCGTTATTTCCGCTACTGCTACGACCTTCTCGTACTATAATCCCTCGCTTGTTACCGAGGCTTCCACGGCTGATACCGCTGGACGCATTGGTGCAATTACTGGTGATGTGTACGTTGTTGGTCTTCTTCAGTAATTAAATTATAATGGGGTAGGGGTTCGATCCCCCTACTCCATTTATGGAGGTTTTCTGTGAAATAAAATTATGAGTGTACCAGATACTAATTCTACAGCAAGTTTAGCTAATTGGTCTGCAACTACTGAATCTGAACAGCTTTGGAATATCTGGAATGCTACCAATGCTGGTGGCGGTGGTGGAAACTCTGATGTTGCGGTTGGGCCAGATGGGGTTACTCGTGTTCCGCTTAATGTCAATGCAGGAGGCGAATTAAAAGTTAATGTAGATGCTACCGTTGATGCTGATCTTTCGCTGATTGAGAACAAACTAGATACGATTATTGGTATTGAGACACCGCAAGCAGCAGATGTAGCGGCTATTAAGACAAGTACAGCAAGTGTGGCAACAAAGATGTCTGATGGATCTCAGACAGCATCTATAATTATCCCAACTTCATTTAAGACAGGTCAGG